AAAAAACACCTGGTCTACTTGTGATTCTTCTATTGCGTTTGAGTGAACAGTTAAAATTAAAGAGAGTAATATATATTTGTACCACATGTATATATGTAGGTATAATAGTATCTAAATTATCTTACGACTTCTCAAATGACGTAATCTAACGAAAGCGGGCGCTCCCGAGCTCAAGTTTGTAAATGTCCCATAAGAGGCGGGCGCTGGACGGATTGAGTTTTTGATAAACTTTAACCTCTCCCGATAGGATGTGAGAAAATTTTGGTAATGAGCTTGTAAAAAATCTCCCAAAGCAGGAGGTTGATATGAGATCCCTCCATCGCTAATTGTAAAGTCTCTGCCCTTTTCCACAAGAGCCTGAGAAGACAGTGCTAAAATCAAAGCGCCTTCTGTAATGGCATGCGAAAATGTTTTATAAATTATTTCATCAGCGAATGTAAATGATGTAAAAAATGGAACCATATTAAACTCAGACAACGCGGAGCATAAAAAGCATGCTAAAACTTCATCACTAAATACATTGCAGTCTTCCATTACCATTTCGCCATAGCCATCTATAATAAATGCTCCATACTCATCTCTAGACGGCTTTTGTCCATCCGATCTTAATCTTGCCTTTATATATTTTAATAAAATATTTAAACCAACAAGTTCTGCTTCTGAAAAGTCAAAATCAACCTCAGCCCCCAGAGTGGCTGCGCCAGGCTCTGTTGATCCAGCCTCTGAAGATGGATCTCCGGTAACAAGAAACTTAAATTCACTTGCGATTCCGGCTCCCCCTATTTCGGCGGTCCAGTAGTCGGTCCACAGCCCTGTGTCCACACTTGAATCAACATCGTAAGAATAAACATAAAGACCCTTATCCTCCCTGGTTACTCCGGAGGATGTTGTTGTTACGACTATATCTCCATTTATATCTGTTATTTGAACCTCAGGTATAGAGTCAGCGTCACGAGGAAGTCCGTCTACCCCATAATATTGAACGCTAAGTTCAACTGTCTCTCCCCGTATTGCTTGTGTCCTGTTGTTTGCCATTATCTCGCCTCTGCCCTTGGAATGTTGGATAAACCAGATCTGGAATTAACTGTAAAATTTTCTAAAACAGAAAGCTCCACTCCCTCTACCGTATACGTTATTATTACTACATAATCGCCAACTTCACTTGGGGTATAATCAAAATAGTATGTTCCATAATTTTGATCCAAAACCTTCATTGATTTTGCAGAATTATACGCAGATGTTTTATCTGGAGTAATTATCTGCTTTATCTTTGGATTTATCCCTTCAGTGTATGGAACTCCTGCGTCTGTGACTTGAAGCGGAATTCTAACTTTAGATCCAAGAATATAACTTCCCATCGCCATGTTAAGAGGCCTCCTCTTTAAAGTCTATTATAAGGCATTGGGTTGGGTCAAAATCATCAGAAGAATATTCATTAGAAAATGTAAATGAATCCCTATCTTCTGACACCTCAACATCAAGAGTTACATTTAGGCCGTTCAGAAAAACCCTAAAAGTATCTGAAGAGTTTTTTGAAGCGCCGTTAGAATCCACGATTAAATATGTAAATTTTCCCAACTCTAATTGATCAGATATGTTTACGATATGATCGTTTATACTTGTCGGGAATTCTATATCACCATTTTCTATTAACGCAACAATTTCTTCTGCAAAATCTACAGGGATTGTTGGAGACTCGGCATCAAAAATAGTTTGGGTTATTTTTGTAAAATTACCATTTTCATCTCTTATGGTCCTCTCAACACTTATAGTTCCATCACTATTTCGGGTTGGGAATCTGGTTGCTGGGCCAGTAGCCATGAGTATCTCCTGTTATTTTTGACAAAATTAGCATATTATATAAAATTAAACTAAACCTTTTTAAGCAACTTAATTTCCACAAATGATCCTACAGGAATCTCTTCTGAAAATAGAACATGTATCTTTTTTTGTATGGGGTCTACTTTTAAATCATAATCCAAAAGTGAGCTAAAATGAAAGGCTTGTCTGGCTCCATCTATATATATCTCTGCCAACAATGGATATCTGGATCTATTCTCGCAAAATCCTTTTTCAAATATTAAATAATCACCATCACTTAGTACGAAAGTGTCTGATTCTTCCTTCGTAAAGAAAGATTCATAATGGTTATCCGCAGCAGTTGCATGTCCTCTTATAATTCCGATTTCTTTTGAAAATTCACTTCTAATCTCATGCTTAATTTCATAAGTCTTTTTATTAAGATTTACCAATGCAATATCAACTATCTCTGTAACTCCCAATAGTTTTTCTGCCATAAGACCTGAGACATATTTTTCTACCTTTGAATTTATATGCTTATAGACTTCGTCAAGCTTGTCGTTTAATAGCTTCATTTATCAAACCTTATTAACCAAACAGCCGATAGCCTATTAAGCTCTTCTATCTTCTTTTTAACCTTATGATAGTCCTTCTTTTTTGAGGCCTCTCTGATTTCATATATAAGCAATTCGGAATATTCTACCCAACTAGTTTTGTCTGGATATTTTTTCGCCTTACTCCTAAGCCGTGCCAAATGTTGTTTTTGAGCAAGCATGTAAGATGGAGATGATGATATTGTGGATATAGATAGGCCGTTATATTTATAGGCCATATGAAATAAAAATTTTATTTTATAGAAAATAAATTTAAAAAATACCTTAAGCATTAAGTAACTCCTGAGCAAACCCTATATGGGAGGGGAAGTGCCCCCTCCCATATTTCTGTCTATATAAGATAATATTAATATTATCAAAAAATTAAGAACATAAAATTTTATTCATCAGGATCCGCGACTCCAAGCGCAGCTTGAACAGCAGCAGTTACTAAGCCAGCATTATCTTCTCCAGAAGCCATCAAAGCCCCCTGAGGAGGGCTGCTTCCATCTGGAGCGTCAAGAGCAGCGGGTGTAGCAACTGAAGAAAGAGATGTTACAACATCAGTTCCGAAGCCATACTGTCTCGTTTTAACGATTGCTTCAACGCCTACCTCATCTTCTGTCTCCAATTCATGGTGCAGGTATAATCTGCCTTCGAATTGACCTGTTTTTATGAATTTGTAGTCTCCATTTGCAAAGTCAGTTTCACCTTCTGGAATGGGCTTTAGCTGCACACCATTTAGGCTGACCATAACAGCGGTTTCGCTGTCTGATATGACATATTCATTTTTGCCAAGCATGCCAACTCCATGTCCAGCCAACCCATTTGTATAAATTTCACCAATATCATCTGCAGAAAGGGCTTGATTCCAAAGTGCCCAATCATCAATTTTGCCCTCAGATGTCCAGGCCCAGTCAATGTGCCCGCCAATGGAGGGAGCATTATGCCACCTGCCATTTGACAGTATCGAGCCGCCTTGTGCCCAGCCATGATTAGCAAGAGTTTCGTTAAATGGCATTCCATTAGGGTAAAATTGTGACTGATATTCTCCGGCAACAGACCACAGATTTCTAGTGTCACCACCTTCTGACCAATCCCGATTGTCAGTACTGTATCCTTGATTGTGCAAGTGAAACATATCGGCTCTCCAAATTAGAGACCTTGCTGTTTCCGGAGCATTTACCCGATTCAAATGAGTTGGATGCTCTACTCCGTTAGCATAACCTAAGGATATCTGCACTCCATTGATATAAGCATAAGCATGGTTACCCGCACGTTTGACCGCAAGGTGAAACCATGTATTCAAAGGAGTTGGGGTGAAGCTGACAAAGTTCTGCTGTTGCGCCTCCCATGGAAGTAGCTGTCCACCATCCCCAAACATAAGGAATAGATGGTTAGGATTATCAGCATCGGAGTTAGACTTAAAGCCAATAAAGGCGTTCCTTCCCGACATAGACCAGTCTCCAATACAGTTTAGGCCAACATCAGCTGTGGCAGATGATCTAAAGACCCAGCCGGACCATGTAAAGTTCCCAGCGCCGATTAGGGCCGGCCTCCCTCCCCCTCCAGGCTGATAGTCATTCTGGTTATGAGCAAGAAAGGCTCCATGAGGATCATCATCCACAAACTCTACACACTGTCCTATCTTTCCGGCCCCGAAGGTTGCGCCCGCTACCCCTGTTGCATCGGAGTCAGTATCAATTCGCACAAATGTATGATCACCACCTGTACTATTTGAAAAGTCATTTTCAAAAGCCAAATGAACACAAATACTTCTAAGCGAATGCCAAGCAATATCTTCCCTTACATGCTTAAGATCAATATAATGGAAGCCATCCAAAGCTAAGTCTAAAGCATTTCCATTTCCATCGGGGAATGTATGCTGACCAAGAATGTCCACTCCCTCGCTTGAATGCCCTACAGGGTAGGTTTCTCCGTAACTGCAGGGAACGACCAGTTCCCTCTCTCCTTCAATGTATTCGCACTTTTTCTCAAGTTCGCTTAAAGCAGCAGATGCCTCATTTGTCATGGAGCTGATTGACTCAGACAATAATCCATCGTTAGCCTCCATCGCATCAAGCAACTCCTTTGTTGAATCTATTTGCGTAGCAACTTCGTTGCTCACAATACTTTCCTGAACAGCAGTTAGATATGCAAATATTTCATTTGCACGCAACGCCTCGTCATCTACCAATCCTTGCCAATATGCGCCAACCTCGGGCCCAAGCTGTCTAAGGGTAACTAGGGTTTTTGGTTTAATAGCCATAATATTTTCTCCATTTATTTAAGTTGTTTATAAAACTTAATTTACAAAAACTAAACTTGAAACAAAAAGGGAGGGGAGTTGCCTCCCCTCCCAAGGTTTTATTACAATAGAACTATAATTCAAGTAGAATTATTGACCACAAGGCCTAGGACGGGGCAGCGACACCGAAGAGGGACTGGACAGCAGCGGTTACTAAGTCAGCATTGCCCTGACCGATAATCGTTCCATCGAAGCCTTCTGGAGGAGAGCTTCCATCTGGCACTTCATCTCCACCTAACGCCGAGGCCGACACAGCGGTAACGTTACCGAGGGTAGGATCACCGAATCCGTTCTGACGAATCTTTGCGAGAACCTGCAGTCCAACTCCATCGACAGCCTCCAGCTCATCTTCGATATAAACTCTGCTGTTAGCAGAATCGATGATGACATCTCCATTTGCAAAATCAACTTCGCCATCTGGAACGACCTTCAAGCGAACACCATTCAAAGAGACTTCTACAACATTTTCCTTCCCACTATCATCATCTCTAAATGCATATTCTGCATCACCAGCGCCGAAGGTTATATCCTCTCTGATTTCTGCTATATCTAAAAAGTAGAAACCGTTGAGATCACCGCCGTCGGTGTCCTCCTGGAGCATGTCAGAGCCGGCCTGAGAATGGCCTCCTTCGTATTGTGCGCCGTGGCCACAGGCAATATAGAGCTCTTTATCGGCCTCAAGATAATCTGTTTTATCCTCCATAGCCTGCAAGTTTGCGCTCATCTCGCCAGTCATAGTGTTAATGCTTGCGGCTAACTCGCCGTCGTGCTCTTCCATTGTTTCAAGCAATTCTTTTACAGAGTCTATTTGTGTTGCAACATCATTAGAGATAATGCTTTCTTGAACAGCATTTAAGTATAGAAAGACTTCATCTGCACGAGCAGCTTCGGTATCGACCATAGACTGCCAGTGTTCAGCAACTTCGTCATTTAGCTGTCTAAGGGTAACTAGGGTTTTTGGTTTAATAGCCATAATATTTTTCCTTTATATTTTATTTAGTTAAAAACTTATAAGTTTAACAGATTATTTCTAACCTAATTTAGACCCTTAACAGNCGTCCGGACACATTTTGGAGTCCANTATTGTCAATAGTAGCCCAACTATTTGCGCTAATTTCAATTTCAACTACAATTCGGTCAATCCCATTTAGCGACTCAATGGCAGCAGCTCCGACAGAAGTAATTTCATAAGCCGACCCCAGAGCATCCACGAAGGCATCGCCATCGCCAGCATCTGGTGCTACAAAGTATAGGGTATGAGCGCCGTTGCTTACTGCATGTGACATAAACTCAACAATATCTTCCATCCAAGCCTGCTGTTCTGCGGCATCAGCAGCTAAAGCTAAAAGCTGCAGGACCAGCGCCAACGGTAGCGGCAGTATCTGGGTTTATTACCGGGTTTCCGATAACAATTTTTGCACTAGGAGATCCAGCCAAGGCTAACTCTAAGTCTACGGTTCCAACATGTCCAGCGGTATCGGTCCCCAACGGAGTGAGTGTATCGCATGATTCAGTGTTTGTAACTCTCTGCATTGTGCCTAACTCAAACTTGCATACTTGCAGGTTCAAAATTCCAGGCATGCTTTCCAGGAAGCGGTTATATGCCATTCCAGGAATGCACTAGAAACCTAAGTTATGTCTCCAGTAATACCCGGACTACCATTGCCATCCCAGTCCCATGCACCGGCTGCATTGGCTGCTGTTTCATCACTCTCAACCCCAGGGCCGATCAAAAAGCCGACGATATGCTCGTCGTATAAATTGTCCATCTGATTCATGTCGGCTACGCCACCGCTGTTATCACCATAGTTGTTGAGACTGTCACCAGCATCAACAATCAAAAACCTTTCATCATCAGCAAGGTTTTTTGCGGCTAAGGATGCTAATTGTTCGCCTTGAAGTCCAATGTAATACCTGTTAGAATCAGGGTTCCAAGAGCTTTTATACGGGAAAACCTTGTCTTGCGCACCGGAAACGCCATCAAAACCAACCTGGGTAGTTACGCCAAGACAGCCTTGATTCATACTTAGATCTGCTACAACAATTGGTGGCAGCGGGTGGTAAATGCCCTCTAGCATTGGAATGGGGTGCATAAACATAAGACCCTCTACATGTACATCTACAAATTCATTGCTTCTAACCTTAATGGTAAGAGTCATTTGATCACCTGGGTCACCTTGACCATCAGGCTGAACCGGCTCTACTATATACAGTTTGCCACTATTATGATCCAGCCAGAAGTCTCCTCCGTGCATCTCCAAAGCCTTACCGCCTGCTAGGGCAGACATGTCTTGCCCCTTCAAAAATAACCTAATAGGCTTATCTGAGCGACCATCGGTATTCCAATCTGTGCCACCCTGGCCCCAGACTAGGGCTGCACCATCTCTATCTGTATAATCTGCAAATATATTAGTTAGGCTTACATAGAATCTGGTAATTGGAGTTCCAGATATATCATTTCCTTCCGCATCTAACGTTGTTTGAGACCCAACCATCCCAGGCCAGGTGCCAGGAATATCATTTCCAGAAGCATCTTGTCCCATTGGAGGGTTTCCGTTTAAGCCATCAGTGTATGTGTCAAGATCAACTTCACTAAGCAGCGAGTAAGCACCGTTTCCGCCATCTTGCACTATAACAGCGCGGAATTCTCTTGCGTCCTCTAAGAGCTCAAGCTTCTTTTCAAGATTTTGAGCCTGGGTTACAAGCTCATTTACAAAATAAGTAACCTCATCTGCAATCGCAGCGTCAGCGTAGCTCATTTTCTGTAGCAGTCCTTGAAGGCTATTCTCGAAGTCAGGGGTAATGTTTACAACTGAATTTAAAGCTTGATGAAGAGCTATTGCTGCAGTATTAACAGGGATAGTGTTATCAGTGTCGATAGCACTGGCTACAGCTTGATCAATTTCCTGATGAAGCTGTCTTCTTCTTAATTGTGTTTTAAGTGCCATAATTTTTTCCTCTTTTTATTATGTTGTTAAAAAATAACAAAACCTAAAGCAAACCAACTTGCCTCCTTTTTGCTTTAGCAAATAAGAAATAGCACGTTGCAGGACCACATTCATTACGACAGTAATGCATATCAATATATGTATTGTGAGACATAAGGTAACAGAATAGTTTGCTTTAACTTCTTACTTGCTAAAACTAAAACTAAAAACTGTTATATCTTTTCGCTATTATATAGAAATATTAGCTTAAAAAAAAATAAAAAAAATAAAAAATTTTTATAATATGAGAATCAATAATTTAAATAAAAACAAACTTTACACAAAATTTATTTAGAGTATAAAATCTTCTTCAAAGACCTTACTTTGTTGTCATATTCGCAAAATTCACTACTAAAAAACTCTATGGACAGTCCATCCGCCGCTCCATCTGGGTCTTCTAGTATAAATTGAAATCTTCCCGTAGGCAATTTTTGAGCATTTGTAAGCTTTAATCCTTTAAGCGTTAAATATGCAGCTAATGCTAAGTCAGATGTTTCGTACTGATTCATAGATTATTCCTCTTATACGTTTTCTTTTAAAATTAATAGACACGCAGTCCATTTCTAACAGTGCTTTGCAATATATTTTCTATGTGTAGAGCAAGTTGTATTGTTTTTTGGCGCTTGCCTTTTACATCTATTTCCATCTTTCTTCACATAATCACACTGTATAAACTTAAACCCAACTACGTCCGTATATGTATTTGATACTTTTTTATCATTTGATATTCCAGAGGCATTTAGCTCTGTAGAAATCGAGGCTAAGTCCTCTTCTTCCATTGTTATATGAGACTGCACCTTCGGGTTGGGCTGCTCAGCCTCTTCTTCCATAACAACAAATGGTTCAGAGTTTATCATGTCAACATATTGTTCTCCAGATGGCTTTAATCCGGCAAGTTCTTCTTCATAGTCAAAAAATGTGTCATATTTTTCAGACACACACTCTTCCTCATTCATGACAACATAATTCTCATCTCTTCTGGAAAAGTTTTTTATCTGAGCACGATCCTGCAAAGGTGTAGCCTTAATATACCGGAGTCTAGAGCTTAACTTTTTTGTTAACATATATTCCTCGTTCAATATAAGAAAATTAGCATAAAAAAGAGGCATGATAGAAAACTACCATGCCTCTTAAAATTGTCTTTATTAAAGACTGAGTTTAACCAGTTACAGTTCCTGTAACAACACCACGAGGATTGACAATGCCAATACCAATGATCTCGTTAACAACCCAACCAAGCTTAAGCTGCTTGGGCTCATCAGCAGGAAGTACCTCAATGTCCTGACGGACAGGCATCACACCAACGAACTCAGGATCAGCACAAGCAAAGCCACGACCAGCAGGAACAACCTTGGATACGATAATATCGGCACCAAAGATGTGACCATAAAGACCGGTCTGAAGCAACTCACGCTGAGTCACAGGGTCGACCTGAGAGTTTGCGTTACCAGCAGATTCCCAAGTAAGAATATCAGTGAACTCATTAATGTTCATGAAATACTTGGAAGTCACAAGGTCCCAGCGATCAATCTGACGCTTAAGGTTGACTAGGCCATCCTTAGTTAGCGTTCCACCAGCGCCGAGGTTTGGAGCAGTGTTCTCTCCACCTTCTGTATCATCACCAGCAAACTGCAGGGCAGCAAAGACGTTAGCATCTTCCTGGGCCTGAATTTCCTGACGAGCCTTCTGCTGCGCACGATCAATTACATTGAAACGACGACGCTTAACTTCAGCGATACGAACCGTTGGGTTTGAGACAACCTCAAACTCAGGAACGGTCACGCGGTCACCAAAGACACGAGACTCAGGTGCAGCACCATTGCTGGATACAACTACAGCCGCAACATCAATATCACGGTCATAAACAGGCAGAGCACCCTGAGGTAGAGGATCAACAACGAGAGCCTTGCGAGACACTCCCTGATAATCAANGTTTCTACGAATTGGGTTAGCCATNGCCTGGCCTAAGGCAATNTTGCCTTCTTGCGTCATAAGAGCCTGCTTAATCATCTCGTCTCTCTGACCATCATTTAAGCTTGGCACAGTTGCCTGAGCGTTGCTTGATGGCTGAAGATCTTCGATAACAGAAGCATACTTTACGATCTGGGTTAGAGCCTCAGTTACATTGGAGGCATTAATTTCACCATGTGTGTTAAATAAATTAGACATCAGTTCCTCCTATAAACTTGGACCATGGAACCAGAGAACAGAACAACTAGTTTCTGCTGCTTCTCCAGCCGCTAAGTTAGTGGTAGAGACAAGTGACTGATCTGCCATATGTCCAACAAAAATTGCCTGATCGGCACCAGTTCCGCCATTATTCCACAGACCGGCATTGGCCCGAAGAGATATCGATGTGGTTAATGCCGACATGGCGGTTCCATCAGCCGAATCATCAGCAGCGGTTCCGCTAACCCCATATAGGCCGGGGGCCGACCAAACTGTGACCTTGCCAGAAGCTCGGTCAGTCGAAGGGCCGATAACAACCGCTCCTCCGCCATCAACTTGAGTAGCTCGACCAGCGTTTGAGCCAATCAGCGATCCAAATAGTGTACCATACTCATCAACACCCTCATCGGCAAGACCACACAGCTGATCAGCTGCACTAGTGGCCAGGTCGAACTTGACAGCAGTTGCGTTTCCGTTTAGAGTCGTAGCGCCCAAAAATGGGCCAACGTTCTCAACATCAGCCGCATAACCTTCCGCGCCTGGACCGTCAACTGTGGTGGCGATTGCAACATATTCACCGCCCTCAAGATTGCCGGCATTGTCGTCTTCAAGGTCAAACATGCCAAGGGGTCGTAATCCTGGATTTAATAATTTTAAAGCCATTTTAATTTCTCCTTAATATTTATATCTTAAATACATTTAACCATTAAATGTATTGTCTAGGTTTATCACTTAACTTAAAGTTTGATTATTTACTTGTTTTCTTAAGAGATTCACGCACCCAAGCGTAATTAGCTCTATAGTTTCCTGTTGGAGTGCTTAACGCCACACCTTGTGTCTGCCTCTGCTGTTCTAATCCGTTTTCAACCAGCCCGCCGTTACCAATAGAGTCTAAGACTACTATTGCTTTTGGATGAGCCGCATGAACTAGATCAGTGCCAGTTTCGTCATGCACATTATACAGGGTTTTATNATCGCCCTTTGGGGTTTCCGAGTTTTCGTCATACAGTCTACCTGGACCTGTAAAATATGTTCGGAGTGTTTTGTCTGTATTATTTAGATCCGTTACGGCATCTTTATAATACGACTTCGAAACTTCATCTGCTTCTTTAAACAGAATCAAATCGTTATTTATATGATTATTAGTAGAATTACTACCAAATTGGTTGACCATGGAAGATAATTTATCTTTTCTGGTCATATTCTTATTTTCTGAGGAGCTGCTAGATGAGTATTCTGCGAATGCTTTTAAAGCACCGGCTCTATCTGAGGCCTCCTCCTTGCTTGATATTTTTGCAAATGCCATAAGGCTCTGCGTTCTATTAGAGTCTTGCTCAGCACCTCTTCTGAACCCTCTTCGGGATCTTCTTCTGCGCCTTCTTCTGTCTCCGACAGTATCGCTCGGGTTATTAGTACGACTAAGGTCCATAACTTCTCTCCTTCCTCTTCCGTGTCCGCCGAAGAAGCCTCTTCCGCCTATTCTTCTGCCTAACAAATCTTCAAACAGCTCATTAAAAGTGTGCTGTGGAGTGGACATATTTTGTCCGTTCATCGTTCCACCCTCTTTGGCCTGGTATTGCCTCCACAGTTCAGGAGCTCCTGTTCTGCGGTTATTTAGAGCCTCTCGCGCCTGAGTCTGGTACTCTACATCCCCCGGAGGCCACCCTCCCTGGTTATTCACAAAGGCCCATTCAAAGCCATCAAATGGGGAGCTTAATCTTATAGCGTATTTCTTTCTATAAACATTCATAACGCTCATTACAACGGGGCTGCTCGAAGAGAGCCCGGTGAGAGCCTGATTTAAGGCTGCTGTATCCCCGGTTCGTGCCGCTGTTACAGCCGCAGTCTCTTCTTCCGATCTTCTTCGCGGGCCACCGCCAGAGTGAGGGCCTTCCGGAGGTAGGCCGTCTTCATCGTCGTCGACCAAGTAATTATATGCGGCAAATACCCCTCCGGCGATAAGGCCTGTGCCAATTATTCCTTTTATCAAGGTAGACTTCCATGCAGCCGTCGCAATAGCTCTGGCAGTGCCTAATATGGAAGAGGTCTTTGTAGATGCGGAAACAAGCTCTTCTGAATTGTCCGCTACTTTTACAACCTCCGGCCCTAACGTTTCTCCTAATGCGGGATCCACTGGGTTTTTGTTGCGGATGGCCGTAAGCGTCCCAGCCTTACCCTCTTCGGCCGTTTTCAAGGCCCGCAAGGCATCCTCAAGAAGCTTCCCCTGTTCTTCCCAAGCCCCCTGCCAGGATCTAGACTCAGCCGCGCCGGCTCCAGCTGCATCTTCCAATTTCTTCATACCTTCTAAAAGTTCGTCTACTCTACTGTGGAGGTAAGCAATCATTTTATCACTATGTTCGGCCGCTTCCCTATAAAGACGAATCTGTTCGGTAAACGACACGTCATCTAATGATCTGCCAACAAGTACCAAGGCGTTGTTTCGCTCTCTTAAGTTGATCACTCCCCGATTTATCACCTCATTTTTACGAGGGAGTCCGTTTATAAAAGTCACCTGATCGGGTGGGAGCGGATGGCGGAGGCCTCCTTTAACAATCTCCCAATCCGGTATCGTGCTTGGTGGCGCTACTGGTGGCACTACCTCCGCTCTACTGAGCGTTAATCCCAGTTCTTGCAACTCAGAAGCGGTGACCGTGGAAGTACGCTCTTGCTTTATCAAGGAGGCAACCCCTTCTGCATGGTCAGGGTTTTTTAAGTTTGCTCTCAAGACGGCCACAGCATCTTCGTACTGAGTGATCCTGCCTTCTTCGGCAGCCTTTCCAACGGCTCTCCAGCCCGCCTCATCTCCCTTAAACAATGCATATAACGCTTCGGTGGCCGCTGGCTGGGCGTTGCTCACGACACCTGCGCCTCTTGCGCCTCTTGCGGCATGAAAGCTGGCCTCTGCTGCTTCTAAGCTATCTTCGGATCCTTTAAATAGTCTGATGAGTCTTACTTCTTCTTCCATGAGCTCTTCGGCTTTGACCCAGTCGTTGGCTATACCGGCGTCGATATAGTCTATGGGGTCGTCATAGAGGGTGGAACGACTCGGACTAAGAATATCGGACGCCGGGTCCAGTCCCAGAGTTTCGCGTCGAAAGGCCTCTAAAGCCTCTGCCGCTTGCCTTCTGGCGTCATGGGCGACTTGCACAGCGGGACGCACATCATCACCAACATTAACTATGGGACGTGCTAATGCCGGATCAACCCTTCGTGCCCCCCCAAAAAGAGACGTAATCCAATTAGCCTCTTTAACCAAAGAAGAGGATTCGCCATTAAACCTTTTCATAGTTTGAAAATAGGCTTCTATTGCGCTATTGTCTGAAACTTTTCTTATTCGCATGCCACATCCTGATCAAGGATTTCATCAATTGTTCTTTCGATCTTATACGCTAACTTTATATTATTTTCGGCCAATGCAGCTTCTGCAAGCACCCTTAAGTCGTCAATGACTTCATTTTGAAGATCGCTCTCTGAAGCCAAATCCTCATCATCTTCGGCGCTATCAGTTATTTCACTTACCGCTTCTTTGGTGGCCTTAGCCTGATCTTCCAAAGCTTTTAGGTCCTGTGTTTGTTTAGCAGCCTCGTCTTGTGCAATTTTTTGCTGCAAAATATCTGCCCTACGAACTGTGTCCAGAACTATCTTTTCAAGCTCTTGAAACACTTCGCTTTTATTGTAGTGAAATTTGTCTTCTTTGCTCCATGAATTAGGCATTAGTGTCTCCAGATAAATGTTATTTCATCACATTTTAAATAATTAGTAGTTTGCAAACGTCTCTATAACAGCATAAATTCTAGTGTTCCGATTGCAGCAGAAGGAGGGCCAGTACATACGGCTACTCCAGGATGATTATCTGTAGGCTGAGATGAGGTTAACTTTCCGTCTAGGCCAACATATAATGTGCAATTTACAGGAAATACTTGAGTTGTATCAAACTGATCTGTTGCATATATTCCTCTTTGGTAATGAATAGTAATTCTTCCGCTTCCTACAGTCGTGTCGTCCCCCGGCTTGCCAGCTATTCTGTAAATATAATTGGTAACTACTTTAAAGCTATCGTAAGTTCCGTCCCCAGAAGAGTCATGATTAAGCTCTGTTCCCGCAGGAACCGTTATAACTCCATTGACTGTATTTAAAACAATAGATATCGTTGAAGTAAAACTACTTTCTATAATATGAGGAAACTCTAAAACCCCAGTGACCTCAACTGTGCTAACTCTATTTCCATTGTCATCAATTTCTGAAGACTGAGCATCTATAACAACAATCTCATCAACCTGGGCCCTGGTAAAAGCAGAGGTTCTTACGTCATCAATCAGCCCCAAAGGGGCCGTTCCATCACTTACGCTTGCAACTATATCATTTCCAATTAAGCCTAACTGAGCAAACATTCCAGGCTCAAACTCGGCCGTTGGGTCAACAGACAAACTCATCGGCAATGCATTCCCACTATGAATAACCTTTAGCAACTTGTCTCCTCCGCATTAAAGTATAAAAAGGGAGGGAAATATCTTCCCCTCCCTTTTATTTTACTATTAATAGTAATTATTTCCTGTCTTAGTTGTTGATTTTATTCATCGTCGCTAAAACCATATCTGCCGCAAACTGATCGCCAGAAGAAGAAAAGTCAGCTGCCATTTTGTT